CTGACGAGAATATCCGTTGACGAGTTCCTCTTGCGTGACTTCTACCTCTTGGCCATCTACCTTTACAGTAAATGTTTGAAGTTGCGGAGCTTCCTCTTCAACATCTGTTTGTTCTTCTTCAACCTCTTCTTCATATTCGTCTTCTTCCAATTCATCTGCAATCTGTTGATCTATTTCTTCAACATACTCAGAATCATCTTCGATGACTTCTTCTTCAGTTACATTTTCTATGACCGCTTCTTCAACCTTGTCCTCTTCAGGGGTTAAAAAACTTTCAAACATCGAAGTTGTAACTTCTTTATCAGTTTGTAAAGCAGTCGGTTTTCCGTTATTGCTCATATAAATACTCCTTAATTGTATTTAAGAGTATTTTATAACAATAATGTGTAGAAAGGGAAGTATTAACCTATATTTCTGATTTTGTTAATATTTGCTTGTGTGAGTTTTCCTTTCTCAGCCATGATACGCAGATGTCTTTCAACCTCTGGCAACAGTAATAAAGACCTATGTAAATCTTCTCTTATGCTTACATGTTCTATATCTCTTGAGTTTAACCAATGTGTAATATATTCGTTTTTTAGATTTTCCAATGCTTCTTTAAAAACATCTGATGTTAGTATTTGTTCCGCTTGTGCAGCTTTGATTACGTCTTCTTGTGATACCGCCATTAAATTACCCCCTTAGGTCGTAGTTGGCTTATTGGTGTTTGGTCTATTGAAAATGTACTTCCATTTGGTTGTTGTAATGCAGATAAACTAGTTTCTAGTTCAGATATTCTTGATAGCAAGCCAGATATGTCAGGTTGTTTTTGTTCTGGTATACCAGCAAGTGCTGCTTGTATGTCTTGTTGAGTTGCAAATTGTGATAAGTCAGGCGCTTGATATGTTGGTATATTAATACCAGCAATAGCAGCTTGATTTGCAGCTATTTGTTGTTGTATCCCTGTAGGGTCAAACTGCGGTATCCCACCTATCTGCTGTTGTAGTCCACTAATCTGTTGCTCTAAACCACTAGGATCGTATGGTCTAATACCAGCTATGTTTGATTGCAATCCACTTATCTGCTCCTGTAACTGGCTTGGGTCAAACCCTGGTCTGCTTTGTAAATCTTGTATCTGCTGTTGTAGACTAGAAGGATCAAAACTAGGTCTTTGCTGCAAAGCGCCTATCTGTTGTTGTAAACCACTTGGATCAAAACTTGGTCTACCTTGCAACTCCTCTATCTGTTGCTGTAAACCTGAAGGGTCGAATCCAGGACTAGCTTGCAATTGACTTATATCCTGCTGTATAGACATAAAATCATCTTGCGAAGGAACTTGTTGTTCTAGCGCACCCAATCTTTGTTGTAATGTTGATGGATCGAATGGCGTTATCCCACCTATCTGTTGCTGCAATCCACCTATCTGTTGTTGCAATCCGCTTGGGTCGAAACTAGGTCTTTGTTGCAAAGCTGTAATTTGCTCTTGCAAGGTTGATGGATCAAAGCCTGGTCGTTGTTGAAGTGCGCCTATTTGTTGCTGTAGGCTTGTAGGATCGAACTGAGGTATACCACCTATTTGTTGCTCAAGACTACCAATTTGTTGTTGTAAACCACTTGGATCGAACTGAGGTCTAGTTTGTAGTTGGTTTATGTCTTGTTGTATGGACATAAAATCATCTCTAGTTGGTACTTGCTGTTCTAATAAACCAAGTCTTTCTTGCAAAGTTGATGGATCAAACGGTGTTATTTGGCCGATATTTTCTTGTAACCCAGATATTTGCTGTTGTAAACCAGAGGAATCGAATCCTGGACGTGTTTGTAATTCAGATATTTGCTGTTGTAATTGTGTTGGATCGAAACCAGGTCTTTGACCAAGCTGCGTTATCTGCTCTTGTAGGGCGGTTGGATCGAAACCAGGTTGTTGTTGAAGTTGTGTTATTTGTTCTTGTAATCCTGTTGGGTCAAACTGTGGTATTTCTCTTGCAGACAAATCAGCTATGTCTTGTTGAATTGACATAAAGTCATCTCTTGATGGAACTTGTTGTTGTAATAAACCTATTTGTTCTTGCAGTTGACTTGGATCAAAACCAGGTCTTTGTTGTAATCCAGTAATTTGTTCTTGCAAACCACTAGGGTCAAAGCCTGGCCTTTGTTGTAAAGATGTTATTTGCTCCTGTAGTCCTGATGGATCAAATACGGGTATTTGTTGTGATTCCAAAGCTCCCAATCTTGACTGTAATCCTGTTGGGTCAAAAGACGGAACTTGGCCCAATATGTCTGCTGTTAAAGCCTCAGTATCTATTTGTGGTATTCCTAGCAATCCTTGTAAGCCTGTTCTGAACTCTTCTGGTATTTGTATTTGTGAAAAATCAATGTTTGATAAATCTATCTGTGGTAGCTGTACTGGTACTTGTTGTCTATCAAAAGGTATAGTTACCCCACCAATTCCTGTTCCTAAAAACCCAGCATCATCAGGTACTTGTGGTATTGGAGGTGTTACAGGTGGAACAAATATTTGGTCATCTCTAACTGGTGGAGGTGGTGCAACAGGCCTATCTATTGGCGTGTCACCATTGAGCTGTGCTTGCGTATAGCCACTTGGTTGTTCTGGTGAGTAGCTTACACCTGGTGCTATAACTTGTGACATTGGCATACCGCCAGCTATAGAACGCGCATAGTCAAAACCGCTGCTGTATGCTTGGTTTCCTAAATTACTATAGTTGCCTGGTATGATGTTATATAAAGAACCTAGGTTGTTTGAAAATAGAGAGTTATCACCAAAAAAACTTTGTATTATGTCTGCATCTGATTGTGGTGTTGTATCCATATTAGCCTGTAATTAATTTATCCATTTTTTCGTCTAGCTTGTCCAAACGATCTATGACTCTGTCTATACTTATTGTAAGTTCAACCTTGGTTACATAATCCTTTGCAACCTCTTCGCGCGTCTTATTCAAAAGTATATCAACTCTCTTTAGCTCTGTCGCGTTAGATCTAATGTTGTGTATGATAGGCGCAAATACTAAAGTCATCACAATATTCCAAAACATCATACCATCAAATTCCATTAGTAGCTCCAAATGTGCGGTCTAGGCCTGCCTTGTGAGTCTTTAGATATATCTAAATGTATGAATCTTGCATTACCTTTTTGGTTTACACCAATACCAGTAAACCCAAAATCTTTAGCTTTTGATATTATTTCTAATGCTTGCTTTCCTCTAACCCCTATATCTGCTGCCAAGCCAAGCGCGTGTGTTCCTGGTTTAGATTTTCTTGCCTCAACAGGATGGTCTGCGCTTCTGTAACCAGAAGTTATTTTGAATGGAAATCCACACTCCGTTCTTAGTGCTTGTAGTTTGTCTATTAGTTCGTGTTCTATTTTGTTTTCACCAGTATGCTTGCATGCAAATTCTTCTAGAGTGAAGTTTTCCCAAGTCATTTTGTTACTCCTTTAGTTTTTTCAAATGTTCTAAGTCCACCAAGTCCCAGCATGCCCATTAACACAGTCATTAACGAACCCATGTCAAAAGTTGGTAAGTCAAATGATAGTCCAGCTGCTGATAGTCCGAATATAATAATAGGCTGTAATAAAAAGTGGTACAGCATAGCAATCCCGCAAGTCCAACCCACAAAGGGCCTCCAGCCTGCAACAAATAAGGATTTATGTCCAGCTTCAATCTTATTGATTTCAATCTGCGCCATATTCGCTTTATGCAATTCAGTTTTAAGTTCATGATTTAGTTTTGCCTGCAAGTCTTTATCAGGTACTAGTTTGCCAACTATGTCGCTTACTGGTCCTATTAGTTTATCAATCATCTTTTTTGTGTAATTTTAAAAAATACTCAGCATCTACTAATGCTAATGGTTTTGTTCTATTTCTTTTAATTATAACCAATGGTTCGTAATCTTTACAGTTTTCTTGTGATTGTTCGTATGCTTTCCACACATTTACGGCTTCTTGGTTTTTGCACTCTATAGAATACGGAAACTGCTTGCGTGATTGCACACCCATGATGACATCCTCACCATTAGAACCCATCGGACGAGATTCTAAATCTTCAGGGTCAAAACCAAGTAGCTCAATTAGTTTATCTACTACCCATTGTTGCAAAGCTCTTCCTTTGGCTTTTGCAGATGATGGCCTCACTTTTTAGTTTTTTTTGTTTTTTTCTTTTTAGGTGGTCTACCTACTTTAGATCCGTATGTTCCTTTTCCTTTTGGCATAATTGCTCCTATGTTGTATAAATAATCAAAGGTTTTTCTTTTCCTTTAACTTTTATTGGTTTTAGTAATTTTAACTTAATTTTAGATTTATTTGCAGTAGATTCACCAATCAATATATCTACACCCACTTCCTTAGTTGCTGACTCTAGTCTTGCAGCTGTATTTACACAGTCACCAATAGCAGAATAATCAAACCTAGTATTGCTACCCATATTACCAATAACAGCATTTCCTGTATTAACACCTATACCTATAGCTATAGGTTCTGGTAATTCTTGTTGTAGTTGTTGTATAGATGTTTTTATATCTTGCGCACATGCTATAGCTCTATCCTCGTGGTTATCTAAATCCAATGGTGCTGAAAATATTGCCATAGCTGCATCGCCTATAAATTTATCTACCATGCCTCCATGCGCTTGTATGCAACGCACTTGTGCAGTCAATACTTTATTCATAATCTCAGTTACTTGTTCTGGTTCTAACTTTTCACTTAAATTTGTAAAACCTCTAACGTCTGTAAATAAAAATGTAGCTTCTTTTTTCTCACCGCCAAGTTTTAACAAGTCAGGATTATTTTGTAATTCTTTAACCTGTCTTGGATCTAAGTAATGCTCAAACTGTTTTTTTATCTGTTGACGTAATTTATATTGTTTTTTGTAGCTTAAATACAAAGCAATAGTAGAAATTAGTATCTGAGAGATAAAAGTCCATGAAAAATCTAGCAAAACACCTTTTTGAACGCTAAAAGCTCCTGTAACGCCTGTGGTGAAGAGCAAAATTACAGCAATACTTATGCCCTTAACTATACTAAGATAATTAATTACAAGCCACGTCAACGACACAAATATTGTCAAAATTAAAATTTCCGCTGATAAATGCCAGTCTGGAATCTTTGGTGAGTTTTCTATTAAGATTGACTCAGATAATGCTGCTTGTATTTTATGTGGTTCTAATAATCCAGTCGGTGTTGCAATTTGTGGCATGATTCCTGATGCGGTTACGCCAACAAATACAAATCTACCAGCAACATCCATTTCTTGTAAATTAGTTTGTGGTGTATCTACCCAACTGATCCACTTACGACCTAAACTGTCGGTAGCAACTGGTGGTAATCCTTTGACTCTAATTTCTTCTATACCAA